CTGCCGGCTGCCGGGCTACAGCCTGTTCGCGTCTCACCACGAGGCGTGCATGAAAGCACTGCCGGTGCCGAAGTCCTGGGGCGCGATCCCGGACCCGTGGGCCGATGCACCCGGGAACCAGGTGGCGGATCCGTTCGACCTGAAGCACGAGCAGCCGCGGGAGTTCAAGGCGGCTTCCAAGTAACTGGTCCAATACGAGGGGGACCCGGGGAAGATGACAACAACCACACAATCGGCGGCGCCCGCGGCCGCCCCCGTCCGGGCCGTCCCAACTCCTTACCAGATGCTGCAGTCGATGAAGGCGATCGCGCCCGAGTTCGCCGCCGCTGCCGAGGAGAAGGGCCGGTTCAAGACGCTCCCGCCGCGCAAGCTCATGGCGGACCTGGTCATGCCGCCGCCGGATGCCCCGGATGAGCTGATCCGCAACCGGTTCCTGTGCCGGGGCGGGTCGGCCATGCTGGCGGCCCACACCGGCAAGGGGAAGTCCTCACTGACCCGCCAGATCGCCGTCTGCTGGGCCGCTGGCCTGCCGATCTTCGGCCTGCAGCCGGTCCGGCCCATGCGGCAGCTGATCATCCAGGCGGAGAACGACGAGGGTGACGAGGCGGCCTTCCGGGACGGCGTGGCCCGCTGCCCCTACCAGCCGCCCGCCGCCCCCGGCCAGCCACCCCTGGACGAGGAGACGGAGGACAATCCGGGGCCGCTTCCGGCGGACGTGTTCGCCCGGGCCTCCCGGCAGATCGTCGTGGCCCGCTGCGTGGACCAGTTCGGCGCCGGCTTCCTCGAGACGCTGCGCGCCCTCCTGGAGGCGGACGGACCCTTCGACCTGGTCTGGATCGATCCGCTCCTCGCCTTCGTTGGCGGGGACGTGTCAGACCAGAAGATCATGTCGCCATTCCTCCGCAACGGCCTGGCCCCGCTGATGGTCAAGTTCAACCTGGCGGTGATCCTGATCCACCACACGCCCAAGCCGATCCGGCAGACCGGCCGGGACCAGCGCGGGACGGACATGGGTGCCTATCTCGGCCTGGGCTCGTCGGAGCTGGCCAACTGGCCCCGCGCCGTCCTGGCCCTGGAGTCGACCAACCACCGGGGCGTCTTCCGCTTCCGTGTGCCCAAGCGGTTCGGCCGCCTGGGCTGGCGGGATCCGGCCACCGGTGACGTCACCGACTCGCGCTACCTGGCCCACGCCACCGATGGCTCCATCTACTGGCGGGAGCCGAACCAGGACGAGATCCGGGAAGCCCTCGATGAGGCCAGCTCCCCGTCTGGCCCGGGAGGCGGCCGCGGGAAGGCCAAGGCCACCGCCCAGGACGTGGTGGACATCCTCGTCCAGGCGCGCGGTGAGATGCCCTACAGCGAGTTGGTTGAGCACATCATGGCGGCCACGGGCACCGGGCGGACCGGGGCCACCGTCGCTATCCAGAAGGGCGTGGCGGAGGGCCTGCTCCGCAAGCGCGGCACCTGCCCCGCTTTTTACAAGGTGACGGGCAAGGCAAAGGCCTCCCCGTACTCCCCGGCTACAGCGTCGAAACAGGGGGTGTTCAATGCGTGATTTGTGCGCCGATATGTCTCAAAAAACGACCCGGACAACCCCCCTCAAAAGTGGGTCTGTTTTTTCAAGGGTGGGTTGTCCGGGTTTAGACACCGTAAGGCCGTACAACACCACCAGCACGAAAAGGCCGAAAACATTGGTGATCCGTTCACCTTTTACACAAATACGAGGCGGGGGTTGTCCGGGTTGTCCGGGTTGTCCAATCGGGGGGGTTGTCCGGGTTGTCCGGGTTGTCCGCCCCCTAAAGGGGGGGCGGGAGCGGACAACCCCCCTTGGACATACCCCACTGTGGAGGGCCACACCGTGACCCGTTTCGACATCACCCAGATCAAGAATCCGGAGCTCCGAGCACAGGCTCTCCGGTTAGCGGAAGCCGCCAAGTCGCAACAGGGAACCAGGATACCGCAGCCAGGTGAACCGATCAGCTCATCCTTGACCAAGGACAGGCACAGCTCACTGGTGGCGGTTACCGGCTCGGTGGTACCCCGCGCACCCCAGCCCAACAAGACCGAGGCGGAGTTCAACCGGCTCTACCTCGGCGGCGCTGGTCAGTTCGAGGCGATCACCTTCCGCCTGGCCGGCGGGAGTCGATACACCCCGGACTGGTACGTGTTCTTTCGCGGGCTGCACATCGTCATCGAGATCAAGGGCGCATACCGTCACCACTCCTACGGCCGTGCCCTTACGGCCTGGCGTGAGGCGCGTGCCCAGTTCCCGGGCTTCACCTTCTGCTGGGCCGCTCGAGGCGCTGACCGGAGCTGGACGGTCGAGGGCCTGCCCTGCCTGGAGGGGGCGGGGGGCATAGGTACTACAATAGCACCACACCCCCCATCAGGTGCGGAAGCCGGTTATTTCTCCCGTATGTCAGTTTTAAGAAAGGGGTCCGATGGCCAAGAAACTTAAATCCCTGTCCGCCGTCGCCCGCGCCCTGGGCGTGAGCTCGGCCACCGTGGTCCGCCAGGCCAGGACCCCGGGGTTTCCCCCGAAGGAGCCGGACGGATACGACCTGGGGAAGATCAAGGCGTTCCGCCGGGAACGCGGCCAGCTCAACAAGGCCGCCCCGGGTGGGGAGTACGGCGGCGCCATGACCCGGAAGATGGTCGCGCAGGCCCGCACCGCGGAGCTGGAGCTGGCCAAGCTCGAGGGCTCGCTGCTGGACAAGGCCGAGGTGGAGCGCCGCCAGCGGGACTTCGTCCAGGTCGTCACAAACGGACTGCTTAATGCTCCGGCGCCGCTGTCGCTGCTCGTGGCCAACAAGCCGCCGGCGTCGTGCGCCAAAGTGCTGAAAGAATACTTCCGTCGGATGCTGGACGGCTGGAGAAAACTCGATGAAACCGAAGCGTGAGCCGAACCCGATGTGGGGCTACATCGAGCTGCCGCCCGAGGAGCCGATGTGGAAGTGGGCCGAGGAGAACCTGATCATCCCCCCGAAGACCGGGTCCAACTTCCCAGGGCAGTATCGTTCGGACCTGGCGCCGTACGCCCGGGACATCCTGGACATGATCCAGGATCCGGACATAAACACGGTCGTGATCGAGAAGGGCGCCCAGGTCGGGGCCACCATGATAATGGTTGTTGCGCTGGGCTACTGGTGCAAGAACGACCCCGGGCCCGTGCTGTTCGCCTACGCGACGGAGGACGACGCGCGGTCCAAGTCCGAGGTGTCGATCATGCCGGTGTTCGAGGAGTCCCCCGGCCTGCGTGATCTAATCCCGGATGACCGGAAAAACTGCTGGACGAAACTGCAGTACAAGCTCCGCAAGAACACGGTCAATTTCGTCGGATCCAACTCGGCGTCGAAGTTGAGCAGCCGGGCGATCCGCTACGGCGTCGGCGACGAGATCGACAAGTGGCCGGCAAAGGTCAAGAACGAAGCGGATCCGCCCTCCCTGCTCGAGCAGCGCACGAAGACGTACCAGGCGCGGCGCAAGCTGATCCTTCTGTCCACCCCGACGAGTTCGACGGGGCATATCCACCGGCGGTACCTGCCCGGGGATCGCCGCCGGTTTTTCCTGAAGTGCCCGCATTGCGGGATGCCGCAGATTCTGGTGTGGCCCCAGGTGAAGTTCGATTCCAAGCTGTCGATCGATGCGGCGGCGCTGAACGCGTATTACCAGTGCGCCGGGTGCAAGGGCAAGATCAACGACGCGGCCAAGGGAGCGATGTTGCAGAAGGGGCGGGAGCTGAAAAAGACGGCGGTCTCGATTGACCCCACGATGGCGAGCCTGCACCTGTCCAGCCTCTACGCACCATGGGTGCGGTGGGACCAGTTGGTCCGCAAGTGGCTGCACGCCGTGGCCAACCCGGAGCAGCTGCAGGACTTCATCAACAGCGAGTTGGGCGAGCCGTTTGACCGGACGGACAGCAAGATCGAGGTGGACCAGCTGCAGCACCGGGAGGGGGCCTACGAGGAGGGGCAGAAGTGGGTCAGCATCCCCCCCTACTCCGGCGAGTATGAGAAGGCCGAGGACGGGGTGGATTACCAGACGCTGATCTGGGCAGACGTGCAGAAGGGGTACCTCGAGGCGGTTGTCCGGACGTTCTCTAAAAACGGGGACAGCGGCCTGGTGTGGTCGGGAACGCTGTCCGGTTTCGCCGCGCTGGACGAGCTGGCGGAGAAGTACGGGGCAAAGCTCACGGCCCTGGACCGCCGCTACCGCGGGGAGGAGGTGCTCGAGTGGGTGTACCAGAACCGAATGAACGGTTACCTGGTGACCATGGGCGTGACCCGGAAAGGCGGCACGCTGTTCGATGGCCACGCCCTGAACATCGACGAGGGGAAGCGAACTGCGAAGCGGGGGAAGGTCCGCCAGGTCTACGAGCTGTCGATCGATCCGGACAAGGCCAAGGAGATCCTGGCCAAGTGCATCGCGGGGGACCCGTCCGTGCCGCGGTGGCTGATCCCGGCCGGTTACTCCCGGAACAGGGATTACGCGGAGCAGATGACCGCAGAGCAGAGTGTGGCGGGGAAGTGGGAGCAGCTGGGCGATCGGCCGAACCATCGGTGGGATGCGGAGGCGTGCCTGATCGCGATGGCAATCAAGGTCGGTTTTTGGGAGTGGCGGCAAGTCAAGAAAGCCGGGGGGAAGGAAGACGATGAAACCAGTGGCACGTGAACGGGTGTGGGGGTGTTTCCGGTGTTCGGACACGCGGGTCATATTGTTGCCCCCGCGCTCCCGTGAGATTGTCGGGGTGACGGGCCTGGAACAGATCATCTGCCCGGCCTGCTGCGGGACGGTGTCACTGGCCCGCCGGGTGGACATGAACTCCACGCGTAATCGGTCGTGCCCGCAGAAGAGGAGGAAAAGTTAAGCATTTGACGAGCATCGGATTATGAGTAGGATTGTGTCCAACAACGGAGCCTTGGTGGACGCACTTTACACGGCAATCTCTACAGCCCTACTGGCGGAGCTGGGAACGCTCTACCCCTCCGCATCGTCTCCCGTTGAACACGCCGAGTATGCGGCCATGATCTCCGAATACGCGGCCGCCCGGGCTGCCTCCGCCAAAGTCGGCGCCCGGGCTCAGGAGTCGTACTCGGCCGTTGGTGTCAGCTTCAACTTCCGCAACGCCGGCGGAGCCGCTCGCGTGGCGGCCGGCCTTCGGGTCCAACTGGCCCGGGCCGGGTTTTCTATCAACGCGGGGACAGCCATCGTGCACGACATCCGCGACATCAACCAGGACGCGGAGGCGCTGTCATGAGCCGGGTAAAGCTCGCATGGCAGTACGCCAAGGCGGCGGGCCGGATCATGGCCGGCGGGTACGACGCGGCCAAATCCGACCGCAACCGCGGCGACATGCCGTGGGGTAGCGCCGTCTCCCAGGACGAGGACCACTTCGTCACCGGCTATGACCGGGAGACCATCCGGCAAAAGCTCCTGCACATGCGCCGCAACGTGCCGCTCGTCAAGAGCCTGTGCGACAGGATGTGCGATTTCGTCGTCGGGCCGGCGGGGCTGCAAGTCCAAGCCCTGACAGATGACCCCGCGTGGAACAATGCCGCGGAGCAGTGGTTTGCCGCATGGTGCCGGAACTGCGACGTTACCGGGCGGATCCCGTTCCGCCGGATCCAGCGCGGCCTGGTCGACGCCCGCCTGTGGGCCGGTGAGTCGTTCATCCTGTTCACCGATGACGGGCACCTGCAGGCCATCGAGGCTGAGCGCGTGCGTCAGCCGGTTGGCGTGCCCGAGACGGCCACGCAGTATGACGGCATGCTCCTGTCCGGCCCGCGCGTCACGCATTGGTACATCGCCGACCGGGACGACCAGGGCACGTTCATGAAGCCGCTGGGCCGCTGGGTTGAGGCCGAGAAGGTGTACCACTACGGGAGCCCGTGGCGGTTCGACTCCATCCGCGCCTTGCCCGAGCTGGCGGCCGCGGTCAATGTCATCACCGACATCGGAGAGATCAGCCTGTTCACGTTGATCCAGATGAAGAAGCAGGCCCAGATCGCCGGCGTCAGCAACACCGAAGGCGCGACGGACCTGCTTGCCACGCGCGGATCCAGCTCGAAGGGGGCCGTTACGCAAAACGGGATCCGCGCCCACAAGCTCGACGGCGCCGGCCTGATCCTGCGCGGCCTGCAGGGGGAGACGCTGACTCTGGCGAGCCCCGCCACGCCGAACCCGAACCTCGAGGGCCACCTCGTTTTCAACATCCGGACCGCCTGCTCGACGATCGGCCTGCCCTATGAGGTGGCCATGATGGACTCGACGCGCGGCAACCTGTCCCAGAACAAGGCCATCCGGGAGCTGTTCTCGCGTGTGGTGGATACGTGGCAGCTGGACGGGACCGACTTCGTAAAGTACGCCTGGTGCTACGCCCTGCCGTTCGCCTGGAAGTCCGGCGCCATCCCGAAGCCCCCGGTTGACAAGAACGGGCGCAGCCAGTGGGACCGGATCGACGTGCAGCCGCCGCCGGCAACCTGGGCGGATCCCCAGGACGCAGCCGAGACCGACACCAAGAACCTGCTGCTCGGTAAGATCACGCACGGGTCGGTCATCCGCCGCACGGGCGGGAACCGGCTGGACGTGTGGAAGCAGCGGGCGAAAGAGGAACAGGAGCGCCTGGCCCTGGCAAAGGAATACGGGATCGACCCTGACAAGATCGCATCCGTTCAGATGAGCGGGTCGGCGCCGTCCGGGAAGCCCGCACCCAAGCCCGAGGAAACACCGTGAAAAACGAAGTCCGCATCCAGGACCGCCTTAGCGAACCGTGGGCCATCCGTCCCGCCGCCCTGCATTCGTTCCTGGCAATGGAAGACGACCGGCGCAGCTCGGACAACCTAAAGCGCCAGATGATCAAGGGCGCGGTATCGGATGGCCTCGCCATCATCCAGCTGAACGGCGTGATGATGAACCACCCGGACGAGATAGACATCGAATGCGGGGCGTGCTCAACCAGTCAGTTTTCAGAAGTGGTGGAGGATGCCGCCAACGACCCCGCCATCAGCGCCATCCTGATCGACGTTGACAGCCCTGGCGGGCAGACCCTTGGCGTGGATGAGGCCGCTGCCACCGTGCGGGCCGCCGCCGCCGTCAAGCCGGTCATCGCCTACACGGGCGGGCTGATGTGCTCCGCTGCCTACTGGGCCTGCTGCGGGGCGTCTGCGGTGTACTGCTCGCGCATGGCGATGGTCGGGTCAATCGGGTGTTACGGGCTCATCGGGGACGTGTCCAAGTACTACGACAGCCTCGGGATCAAGATGTACCTGATCAAGTCCGGCGCGAACAAGGGCGACGGCGCGTTTGGCACGCCGGTTCCCGAATCCATGATCAAGCGCGTGCAGGGGCTGGTGGACAAGATCGGCGGCATGTTCCGCGCGGACGTGAAAGCGTCCCGCCCGGGCGTGTCGGACGAAACGATGGAGGGTCAAGAATTCCTCGGGGCTGATGCGATGGCCGCCGGGTTAGTCGATAGTGTTACGAGTTACGACAGCGCCGTTGCCGACGCGGGTGCGTTGGTGGCGATGCGCGCAAAGTGAAAAGGAACGGGAACATGAAGAAGCTGATCGTTGGAGTCGGGATCATCGCGGCGCTGTTGGCCGCCGTCGTGCCGGTGCAGGCCGACCAGTATTACCAGGAAGTCACCGTCATTTGCACGAATGGCGGAACGTCCTATTCGGACCAGCTCGCGGTGGCCGGACTGCTCGACAAGGTCGAATACATCAAGGGCGGCGCCGACACGCAGACC